TGTCTCATAGTTAATTGTTTCTATAAAGATACAAAATAATTATGAGACTACCAAATACCTAATGAATTGCTCTATCCAATTGAGCTATGGGACCAGAAGATTAATCTTCTACTTTTTCATCAAACTCTATGAACTTGTGTAATAGAGCTCTTCTAGCAACACTAGTTAAATACAATATATCAGATTCTTCAATATGACCTGTCAACTTTGAAACTTCTGTACAGTGTTGTTCAATACCACTATAACTATCAAGTACAAGTTTAACAAGATCTAACTGATTGTCAGCTTGTTTTTGAATAATTTCTCTAGCATCTGACATAAACATTTCTGTAGTCTCTTCATGTAATTCGTACTTCTTCAACAGTTCTTCATACTTTTGTTTCCAAGTAATAGTTTGTACTTTCTCAACAACTGGTGTAGATGTTTTCTTTGGTCTCCCAACTTTTCTTTTTTCAGACATGGTTAAAATATTAAATAAATAATTACTGAACTGATAATCACTATACCAAAAATGATAATAGTTCTTTTCTTAGATTGATTTTCTCTTTCTAAATATTCTATTGCTTCTAATACTGATAAAATTTTTCCTTCTAATTCAAATTTTCTTAGTTCTTTTATTTTAGGATTTGCATCAAATAAATGAATGTCTTCAAGATCCTGAAGATAAGTATCTTTTAAAAGCTTAAGTTCTTCTACTTTTTTCATATAATACAATAATTACTAGTTACCTGATAACAGGAATATATAGCCAAAAACAAATACAAATGCAAAATCAAAGACCTTCTTTCCCACAAAGACAAAAACAAAGATAAAGTCTCATATTTTATCAAACAGTTATCTCTCAATATGGAGTAAACTGTTTGATTAATGAGTTCTATCTCAATAAAGTTGGAAAGAAGCGGTTTGTTTAGATATAGTTTATAAATGTATCTTATAAGTGGTTCACATACCACGTTGCTATAGAAAAATTCCTGTTATCAAGCATAAAGAGTAAGAGAATCGGTTTATACCTATCTCTTACTCACCTAATGTTAATACTAGTTTTCTTTTGTAATGAATTGATCAATTACATGCTGGAATCTTGGATCTACATTGATTCTCAATGCAGCAGCAGATTTAATATCCAACTCACGTTGAGCATTAAACTCCATAGTAAGTCTTAATACCTCACCATTGTATGCATCCAGTGCCATCTTGTATTTCTCATTCAACTCTTTTTCAAGTTTAAGAAACTCAGCAGCTTTATCTGCATTCTCTTTTTGAATACGTGCATTTTCATCACTAGTTAAGTTCTTAACCTTAGCTTTGAAATAGTTTACACGTTGCTCATAAGTTCTATGAAGTTCTGCAACCTCCTCATGAAGATCCAATAATGATTGAGAATCATGATGCTTGGTAATCTTAACTGGAGTTTTCTTACCATCTTCTATTTCAAACCATTCAATACTTGGAATATTAGATAGTTCTTTTCTCAATTGAGATAACTTACCACTTTTATGGATAAATTGACCCAAGTGAGATGCCATAGCTTCAGCTTGTAAATACTCTGAGTATTCAGAATCAGATAACTGAGACCAACCCCAAGTTTCTTCAATACCATAGTTAATCTCATAATCAGGTGCATAGTCTCTTACTGGAGCAACCAAATGAGATAAATCAGGAGTTGTATGTCGGAGTCTAGATAACTCTGCATCTTTACTCTTAATAGCTTCCATCAAGAATGCTTGACATGCATGAAGATCACCTTTGTGTATAAGTTTGGTCATAATATCACCAGGTATAACAATACCTTCTTGCATTTTATAATCTTTACCACTAACGGTAATAGTTTTAGTGCAGTTGTTGTAAGAATCAATCTCACGTGTAATCTCTTGTGCATTTTGGTTACACAAGTTACTAATTGATTGTGCTTGAGACATAGATAGTCCCTTAGTAGATAAATTTCTCATAATCAGATTTTTTGGTTTTTGTTTATAAATTAATTTTAAGTGAATACATTTTATCCCTCTGCACTCAGTTGTAATCCTTCAAGGTAGTATGTATTACATACATACATCTATCATCTGCATTACAACTGTCTACCCTTGGGAAGTAGATTTGGTGCATTACAACTACAGTATAAAGTCATAAAATCCCCAGGTATAAATACCGTAGATTCCAAATGCCTAACTCCTGTAGGTGTGGCTCATTATGCTTTCATGAGTTGTTCCACGTTACGTTTGATTAGTACTCTTACAAGGTTGCAACCCTTGACTTAATTTTCCATACCACTGATGGTGTGCAAGTTACTGCCAATAATAATGTATTCTTTATACACCTCTTCAGGTGTCCTGCTTGGATAAGAGTATAATAATTATATGCTATTCTCAATTGAAGTTTCCTGAGATGCATCATGTGCATCTTGTCTTCTCTCTTCATAGCATTGCTGACACTCATGATAATCATCACAAGTACATGTCAATTCTGGAGATATACTGTATAACATAGCCATATCTCTTGCATCTTCAAACATCATAATCAATCTTGTATGTCTTCATCATAATTAAACTTACCAGTTTCAAGATACTGGACTATCTCTGCTTTGTATGCATACTCAATTCCGGCAGAGGGAATAGAGTATATAGTTCTACCATCTACATCATCTGTAGGTATAATAACACCTGTATGTAATTGTAGAACAAATGTTAAGTGAGCAATTATTAAATGCATACTAAATGTTTTTAATATAAAAGGGGTTGTTACACCCCTTGTACTTCATGTTCTTGGATACTGTATTCATTACGCCAGATCCATCCGTTGTTATCTTCCCACTCAGGTAAATCTTTCATTATCTGTTCAGCAAGTTCTTTAGTGGCATATATACCATGTACATTACCACCAACATGAGAGCCATTATCCCAATAGCTCTCACATCTCAAAATGTATACACTCATAGTAATTAGTATATATCATCAAGATTTGGTTGAGAAAGAGAAGATATCTCTTCTTGATACTGATTGAGTAACCATAGTTTGTCAATCACATCCATAGAGCATATCTCTTTTTCTTTTGATTCATCAAATGATGAACCATAGTAATCTTTGGCATAACTGATAAGCTGTCTATCAATTTCCGGGAGTTGAAGATTAGAACCTTCTTTTGTAATCATGTTAGAATTCATAAGTATATAATTAAATTGATTGTTACTTGTTATCTAATAGTATAAGACTATCTAACTGTGAGTATGTACCTGAGTATACTCTTTTAGATTGAACACCTTCAACCCAAATAGAATCTTCGGATACTTCTAGATAGTATTCAATATCTATATTACCACCAACTGATTTGTAATCCGGAGTCTTTGATTGTCCATAAGGAAGATGTACTACATGTATAAGTATATACTGTAATACAAGAAATGATACTATTCCAATAATAATACCTATAAGTAGGTTGTCTAATGATCTTGTTTTCATTTTTGTCTTTAAATTAATTGTTAGCTATATTTATTTATATAAGTATATTAAATATACTGTAGATTCTATGTGTTGAGTAAGTAGTAAAGATATGTGAAGAGGTTTTTAACACCACATTAACATACTAATAAGCAAACATATACCACCAAGTAAATACCTGATAATAAACTATTTAGTTAGATGTTTGTATATATACTGTAGTATATAATATAATCATACTATTTACTAGGAATGAATATTGAGTATTGAGTACTTATACTATATACTGTATATACTATACTAGTTACTAAAAAAAACAAAATAATGCGGTAGCATTATTTCTCTATTCAAGTGAAGGGTTAGCAAAAAGAGGGATTATTAATTACTAAAAAATGAAGAGTAGGACCTAAGTCCTACTCAATCATTCCTAAATGCTACATATCATCATCTAGATTTGCATCATTTTCTACATTTGCCGGAACATCCATAAATGCATTTGCAGTTTTGCTAGATACTTTACCTGCACCAAACACCTTCTCTGCAACTTTATTTGCAAATGCAGTTGCAAGAACATGTGATGTTTGTTCTAACATTTCCAATCTTGCCACATCCTTTCTTGTCTCAGACTGATCCAATGTAAAGTTTCCATCTTGCTTTGTATACAATGGAAGTTCATCACGTAATGCATCCATATACAATGTATGCAATTGTGGTTCTCCTGTTGCAGACTTGCGTGGATACTTCTTAAACTGTGGAGAATTCACATACTGTTTAAGTTCTTCTTTTGTACCCTTAATGGTATAAACGTGAAACGTTTTACCTTTGTGTTCACCCTCTTTTCTTGGGTAGTTTCCTGCATAAATTGCTGTTAATGCCATACTGTTTAAGTTTAAATAAATGAATAAATTATCAAGATAAGTTAAGGGTTAGCCAAAAGAGGGAAATATGAAAAAGTATCAGACTAATGCCTGATACTCTTTCTTGTTAATTAATAGGATTTGGATGGACGAATGTCATCCAAATCAATTTTGCCAATAACCTCTACTTCGTCCTCTTCTTGGATTTGATTCACATCTTCAACATTAACTTCATTAATGAGGTTAACTGTTCTATGGAATGCTATGAAATCCTCTGAAGCTTGAACTAGTTGTTCAAGATTGCTGGTGTTCATAATTTGTTCTCTGAAGTTGTGTCTGATTGCACCAAAGTCTGACATTGGTAACAATGCTGTTAACTTCTTAAGAACTGTAATATCAACTAATGCAAGTTGACGGTTGTAATCAAGTGTAAGATCTATAACTTGATTGTTTTTAAACTCTACGTAGTTTGTTGCCATTTTCTTAAATTTTTATTTAAGTTAAGTTTAGGGTTAGCAATTAAGAGGGAAAAAGAAATGCAAAAAAGAATGTGACCTATTGGGTCACAATCTTTTGAGCTGATTGAATGTAAATGGATTCATATCCTTTTTCATTCTTATAAAGCCTGTAAAGGATATTATACAATCCTTTTGATTGGATAGTGTCCTTGACAACGGCTTTAGGGATACGTGGTAACCACGTGTCACTATTGACTTTCTTGATAACATAAAGAAAGTCATGAGACTTGCAAGGATTGATGCTCACTAGAGCTGAAAGAGTTGGAAGTTGATTTTTCATAACAAATATTTTATTTGGTATGCAGTTGAGGGTTAGCCACAGTGTATGCAAGACAAAAACTTTTTCTGACTGAAGAAAATGTTTTTTTCTTAGCAGACACAAAATGAATCTGGTAGAAACAGTAGGGGGTACCCCACCTGCTGTTGATGGCCGGGGTCATTTTATTGGGGGGTCACCACATCCCCACATATATCCCAAAACCATTTAACCCATCTATCCATTTGACCCTTGGGGTTATATGTCCTGGCATATAGTATTTAGTATACTATAGTATATCAATGCTTTTGCATATATTTGTATAAACTAATTTACTATGGCTTATATAGAACATAACTTCTTTCCCCTTAAGGTATTTGTAAGGAATGAGTATATGTATCAACATAAAAAAGGACACGGAGAATTTACCCCGGGGGTAATTATATCAGTAAGATGTATGCCGGGACAAGCAGCATTATTTCAAGTACTCTTAGAGAACGGTGTACTCCGAGACAAACTTCCGAGTCATGCGTTACTACATGAACCAAAGATGCCGGAACCAGATCTACCTTTCCACTATCTTCAGATATGGAATTGTTTCTCATACAACTTTACTCTTCTTCATCTCTCTTATCTATACGATACCAGAGTAGAAGTGTATATGAAGGACCACAAGTTCTACCCGGGTAGTTATTATGGTACCATCAACTGGGGGTCTAATGATCTTAACACAGATCTATCTCTAGCAGAAGATCCACTAGAGCACAAGTCTCATCACATCATTTTACTTGATAATGGTCAGATAGCTCTACAACCTAATAATAGAATCAAATGGTCCGAGCCTAGCTTTGTAACTAAACCATTCCCAGAGAAACCTGACTACATGGTTAACAAAGATTACTACAACTGTGAGGGATTTGAGAAGTGGAATACAGAAGATTCAGAAAGAATGTTCTATGATACAGAATAATTTCAGGTTATAACCTTACATAATGTCTGTTAAAATGCACATTATAATGTGTTTTTGCCCCTTATGTTGCCACTTATGCACATTATATTATGCCAGAATCACATTATATTGTAATTTTGAGGTATGAGATATTTTATTATTTTTATCAGTACACTCATCATAGAGATATGTAGTACATTTTATATAAGAAATGTTGCCGCGGAGAATCCTTTAGGTATGATGTTCTTTGCATTCATTGGTCCATTTTTGGGTTTACCATTTGTAGGATATATGGTAGAATCCAAGACTTGGAGTGAAAGATGGAAGATAGCTATTGCATCTGGATTCGGTTATATGACCGGAGCAGTTATTGTAATAACACTAATGAATTAAAAACTATTATAGTAGTTGTTTTGTTTTTCCTGTTTTGCCCATGTCTTTATATGGAATAGACTTAGATCTGAGTTATCAGCTGGAAGATGTATAACTTGATTATAGCCTTGAAGAATTTCATGGATTTTATTAACCCAATGTATCTCTGGTTTGTTTTTCCATATTCTCCATTGGTAGTCTGGCCAGTGTCTCCATTTTTCTCTATTGTCTCCCCAGTCTTGTTTTATTTTTTCAATAGGTGAGTACTCTGCTTCTTCAGTTAGAACATTAACTCTAGAGATCAAGAAAACATCTGTATGTGAATTCTGCTCTAGTATGTAATGTAGTTATTTTATTATGATATCATTATGGACCTCATCATCATCAATCTGGAATATATAATCACCAGTACAGTAACTGGATAGTTTGTTTTTCCAATCTGCAAAGTGATGATTAAATTCACTTTTATGCCAATGAAACTCATTGTTCTGAGAATGAGTGCGGAGATATGCTTCTATTTCAGGATCTCCATGAGCAGAATCATATAAGATTACTATGTTATCTTCTATTCTTTTTTCCTTTAGTAAAAAATTTATGAGTCTCTGAACCTCCATAAATTCATTACATACCGTAATAGCATAAGTAATTGTCATAAATATAAGTTAAATTTGTTATCAAATATAATTAATAATTATTATCTTAGAATATAAACTAATGTACTATGGCAAAGATTAAAGAAGGCACAACCAAGCTGAATAAAGTAAGAGTATCCAGACCTGGTGTTCATGCTAAAGCAAAGACTAGTAAGTTGAAAAAAAGCAAGAACTACAAAAAAAGTTACAAAGCACAAGGTAGATAATAAAATATTGTTATATATTTGTTGTGTTCATAATGAAAGTTTAAAGGTTAAAAACTAGAAAAGCCTGGAGTTGAAAGCCCGGGTTTTTTTATTTAAAAATAATTTTTATATTTGTTAACAAAAACCAACAATGAAGAAAAAAGTAATGTTCTGGGGTGATAGCCCCACCTTAGGTACCGGATTTGGTAACGTAATCAAATTTATAGTTAAGTACTTACCAAAGCATAAGTATGATATAACAATCATGGGTTTACACTATGATGGTATACCGCATGATTTAGATTGTATTATTTATGCTACACCAGGTGCTGCTGAAATCCATCATAAAGACTTAGCATATTCTTACATCAAGAAAGAACAACCTGATATCATCTTTTTATTGCATGATATTTTTGTAATTGATAACATCCTTAAGTTTTTTAAAGAGTACAAAGTACTTAAGAAATCTAAAGTGATTGCATATACACCAGTAGATGCAGAAGATCATGATCCAGATTGGTATAAGAATGTAAGACACTTAGATAAGCTAGTAGTGTATAATACGTTTGGTCAAGATGTTGTAAAGGTAGCTTGCCCTCATGTTAAAACTGAAATCATTGAGCATGGTGTAGATAGTAAAGTATTCCATAAGTTACCTAAAACAAAAAGTGAACTTAGAGAAAGACTATTTGGAAATGCTAAAGAATTAGACAAAGGTTTTATTTTCTTAAATGCCGGTAGAAATCAACCTAGAAAACTAGTTGATATTTCTATGAGAGCATTTGCTGAATTTGCTAAAGGTAAAAAAGATGTGTACTTGTACATGCACTGTGGTTATGTGGATGGTCACATTGATGTAATTAGATTGGCTAAAGCCTTAGGTATTCATGACAAATTATTAATGAGTACAAATACTCCAGGATTACCAAATGTTTCAATTGAGCATCTTAATCATATCTATAACTTCTGTGATGTAGGACTGAACTCCGGATTAGGAGAAGGATTTGGTATGCCTAATGCAGAACAAGCAGCTATTGGTAAACCACAGATTGTTCCAGATCACTCAGCACTTGGTGAGTTATATGAAGACTGTGGATTAATTGTACCAGCTAGAATTAAAATGTCTTTTACAGGATTGACTACAACAGGTAGAATAATCTTACCAGAAGACATGGCTGCTAACATGGAGTTATTGTATAGTAACAAAGAACTCTATGAAAACTTATCAGTAAAGTCTGCTGCTAAGTTTAACTCTCCAAGATATTCTTGGAAAGAAATTGCTAAACAATGGGATAAGTTATTTGATACACTATGAATGTAACTCCACAAGATATACATACTGTTGCTTTTACTAAAGTATTAGATGCTTTTTATATCTATACTGGAGATAAAACAGATAGGTATGTACAGGCAAATTGTTCTACTGATGGTGTTTGGGATAAAGAGTTGACTCAGTGGATGATTAACAACATCCAACCCGGATGGACTTGTCTTGACATTGGAGCTAATACATTTTACTTTGCAGAAGTCATGGCAAGACTGGTGGGACAAGATGGTAGAATACTAGCATTTGAACCAATAAAAAGACTATGCAATGAATACTATAAAGCCAGATGTTTGAATGATTATACTAATGTAGCTCCTATAGATGTATTTGAATTTGCACTATCTGCAAGAGAAGATATATTAGTACTTAAGATTTGGGAAGAAAATGTAGGTGCTTCTACTATCAGAGGTAGTTTTGTAGAAGGTATGTATGGTACATTTGGTAACTATAAATTAGAAGGTGTCTTAACAAAAAGATTAGACTCTATAGATCTAGAGAAAATAGACTTTATAAAAATAGATATAGAAGGGCATGAAAGATTTGCTTTTGAAGGATTCTCTGAAGTTGCAAAAAAATGTCCTTTGATTGTAATAGAACTAGGTCATGGTCAACCGGATGAGTTTTTACATGATTTGGAATCTAAGTATACAATGGAATTTTTAAATGGTACACACGCATCTATAGAAGAGATTAAAAAGCATGATGTTGTAAACGTGCTAATTAAGTTAAAGTAAAAGTTTTATATTTGTATAAACACATAAACTATAAACACATGGAAGAATACACAATTCAAGAAACAAAAATAATCCCGTTTGGAGAACAGTTAGTAGGTTTAGACTTTAACCCAAGTGGCGATCCTGATGTACATAAAGTAAAAGAATTAGCAGCAGAAATGGCTGAGATTCTAAAACGTAGATACTCTGATGATCAAAAAACACCAGTAAAGAGTTTGTTATTTGATCATGCAGTAGGAGAAATTCTAAATGCTCAGATGACGGTGGTTAAAGTAATTACTTTAAAGTGATGAATGTAAAGTCTTATAAAAAGAAACCTGTAGTAATACAAGCCCTTCAGTGGGATGGTAAAAATCAATTTGAGATCTTAAGCTTTTGCAAAACCTGTTACTTTACAAGTCATGGTGTAGTAAAAGATCTTTACATTGATACTTTAGAAGGAGATATGTTAGCCAAAGTAGGGGACTATATTATCAAAGGAGTTAAAGGAGAATTCTATCCTTGCAAACCGGAGATATTTGAAATGACATACGAAACAATAATATAAACAAATAATAAAACAAAATGAATAAAGCATTTAGAAGTTTAAGAGGAAGAGCAATCTTGTTAGATCTTCCCAAAAGAAAAGAGTCATCAATCCAGTTGAGTGCTAAAGATGAAGAAGCAATCATGGCTGATGCAGTAAAGATGTGGAATAAACTAACTGTGTTTGCAGTAGGTGATAAAGTAGAAGAGGTATCTGTTGGAGACAAAGTCTATGTACGCACAAGTGCACTTAACATGGAAGTTGTTGAGCGTATTGATATTGATGGAGAGGTTAAGTTAGTTCTTAATGAAGGTGATGTTGTTATAATCTGGTAAGTCATGGTAAACATTACAGATGAAGATTTAAGAAACCAAGGATACTCAGTAACAACTACTGGATCCTTCAAGCATTATAACAAATATCCTAATCCAGAAATTAGTGGTAAACTCTGTGATAATTACAAAGAAAGAATAGTGGATTTATCTGATACAACTAGACCAGAATACTATGGTGGTAAAGATAATACCTACGAAGTGTTTAAAGTACTAGATGCCTGGGGATTAGATAAGGATTTCTATCTTGGTAATGTAATTAAGTATGTTGCAAGAGCTGGAAAGAAAAATAAATCTAAGGAAAAAGAAGATTTACAAAAAGCTTTAGTATATTTACAAAGACGAATTGATTCATTATGATACTGATAAAGACCGTATTACTTATTTTGGTGCTAATGTTTATAGCATTTCTATGGAGAGCATCAATTGATTTGACAAGACCTTACTACAACCACACATATCATGTGTGGGAAGAAGACAAGTCAGCAAGACAGTTGAGCAATCTGGCTATAGCATTGATGTTAGGCATCATGTTCTTTATAGGTTACTTTGTTGCTTGATATACCTAAATAAGCAATTCTTAAATCCCTGGATATTCTCTGGGGATTTTTTTGTTATTTAAAATATTTTTAGTATATTATAATGTATACACTTAATATTTATAAATCATGGACGTTTTAAATTTTATATCATGGATTAAGAATGGGCAACAAGTCACTTCTATTGATCCAACACAAACATTAATACCTCTGGGTCTTAGAGATCCAAGAAGAGATGATGGTTATCTTAGTGGTTCAATCACTGCTCAAAACTTTGTTAACTCAGTTGTACCACCTGCACCACCAGCTGTTGTAGCTGTAGGTACTGGAGTATGTTCAACTGTAAGAACAGGCCTTAATAACTGTGCAGTAGGAAACTGTTCAACTGTATTTGGTTTTAATAACCAAGCACCTTTTGTTGGATTTGCTGACTATGCAACTGTATCAGGAGGTGCAAATAACTGCTCAAGATCATGTGCTTTTGTAGGTGGCGGTGTGTTTAATACAGCCCAAGGTACTGCATCAGTAATTACAGGGGGTGCAAATAACTATAGTGGTGGTAATCATTCAGTTATTGCTGGTGGTCAGAATAATGAAACTCAAAGTGCTTGTACTGCAACTTTAGGTGGTAATAATAATGATATTTTTATCTCTTCTGAATATAGTACAATGTTGGGTGGAACTTCCAATTGTTCAACAAATTTACAATCTTTAATGTATGGTCAATCCAATACTGTATCAGCTTGTAATGGAACTGTTTTAAATGGTGTCCTTAACATTGTTAGTGCTTCTAACTCAAGTATTATAGGTGGTGTTCAGAATGCTGTGAGTGCAACTTTTTCTGGAGTACTTGGTGGTTGTTGTAATATTGCTTGTAATACTGCTACAAGAACTGCAATTTTAGGCGGTCATTTTAATTCAGCAACTTGTAATGATGCATTTGTAGTGGGGTCATGTATTGTTACAAATAGAGTATGTACGGCATTTGTAAATAATCTTTCAATTATGAATATTCCAACATCATCTGCTGGACTACCTTCAAAAGCAGTTTGGTCAAATGCAGGTGTACTTACAATTGTACCATAATTAATTAATTTATAAAATAAACAAAATGGCAACTTGGTCAACATTACATATTTTTGGGTACGGAGAGACTCAATTGATTGGAGAAGACTTTAATAAAAAAGTTTTAACTTCAGAACTTACTAAAGTTCAAGCAGTAGTAGATAACTTATATTCTTTTAAACCAGAAGATAGTACAGCAACTGAAGATTATCATTTAGTAAATGTATTTAAAGATAAACAGGGTTCTTATGTTCCAAAAGATACAGAACAGTGGAGAGTAGAATATACTGAATTAGATCTTATTGCAATTGAAGAACTTGTAGCTGAAATTGAAGCATATATTCCGGTAGCAGAATAATTTTTGTATATTTGTTTCTGTAACTAAAACAGGAACCAATGAATATTATTTTTCAAATTAGTGGTGGCCTTGGTAAATGTATCATGGCTACTGCTGTTTGCTCTGCTATTAAAAAGAAGTATCCAGAGTCAAACTTAATTGTTATGTCTGCTTATGCAGACGTATTCCTTAATAACCCAAATGTAGATAAGACATATGCATTTGGAGGATCATCTTACTTCTATACAGATTTTATAGAAGACAAAGAGTTTTTAGTACTTGCACATGATCCTTATCTAGAAACAGCACATCTTAAACAAGATGAACATCTAATCAAAACATGGTGTGAAATGTTT